CAAGTGATGAACCAGGAGAAGGAACTCCTAAGTGCGTCTCTTCTGCAAAAAGAGCAAGCATGACGAAGGCAGAAAGACTATCTGCTGCAAGAAGAAAAAAGGCAGCAGATCCTGGACAACAGGCAAAAACTGGTGCCGCAAAACCAACTTATGTTTCAACTGACTCATCTAAAAAGAAAACACGTAAAGAAGATATAAACTTATCTGATTATTTTGAATTAACAAATAATATAATTTTAACTCATAAAGTAGGACAAGATTTACAATATAATTTAATTGAAAAAAATAATTGTAATAATACTAAAAAGGGTATTAATTGCCCATGTCACGGAAAAGAGAGGTGCCCAGTGGTGTTAGAATCAAAAGATCACGAGTATTCTATGGCTCGCTCAGAATTATCTACAATAATCAGTGCTGCTAAAAAACTAAAGAAAAAAATGGCAAAAGGTGAAGGAAATATAGAGGCATGGGTTCAATCAAAAATTACCAAAGCTGCTGATTATATAGATAGTGCAGCAGATTACGTTGATAGTGGAGAAATGAACGAAGAAGCAGATAAAAAAGGTAAAGGAAGCGGCACAAAAGACGCTTGCTACCATAAAGTCAAGTCAAGATATAGCGTCTGGCCCTCTGCATATGCCTCTGGAGCACTGGTAAAGTGTCGTAAGGTAGGTGCTGCTAACTGGGGCAATAAATCAGAATCACTCAATCCCTCTTACGAAGAATTTATTGAAGAGGGATTGAGAAAAAGACTTGCTGCTGGTGCATTAGCTGCCGCTGCTGCAGTTGGATCTGGAGGAGCGGCAAAAGCAGATCATCATAGTGGTGAGATTCATGTTCGGCATGGTTCTACTGCTGCAACTGCAACTGATAAATCTGTATCAAGTGCAGTTGATAAAGCACTTGCAAATAAAGGAAGCACTCATTCTGCATCTGATGAGAAGGGCAAAACTGGAACAACCGTTTCAGGAAAGTATGAGTATTCTGCTTCTGGCGGTCCAGATAATAAAAAAGCAACAGATTCTCATAAACCAAAACCAGGAGAAGGTTCTCGTAAACGTGGTAAGCATGATCCATCAAGGGGGGCAGCACCTCCAGTTCATTCTACAACACACAGTCCTGAGCGAGATCGGGCTCAGCATGGTGATAGGGGTAGTAATGGTGATAGGGGTAGTAATGGTGATAGGGGTAGTAATGGTGGGGGAAGAACTACCTTCCGAATGAATTATGCTCCTTCTTTTGGAGAATTTATTGCAGATAGTAGAACATATACTGAGTTCATTAACATCATTAAATCTGAGGAAGTATCAGAGGCAGCAAAAAAGTGTTGGCCAGGATATGAGAAAAAAGGAACTCAAAAACTATTTGGAAAAACTTATAATCGTTGTGTTAAAAAAGAACAACTTTCTAATTGGAGATCTGAATTAGGAATATTAGAATTACTGGAAGATTGGCAGTCAAAAAATCGTAAAGATGGTGTTGATGGATTAAGTCAATCAACGGTAGATGCTTATCGTCGTGAAAATCCAGGATCAAAACTTCAAACAGCAGTAACCGAAAAAAAGCCTACTGGCAAAAGGGCTGAACGCCGTAAGTCCTTTTGCCGCAGAATGAAAGGTATGAAATCTAAATTGACTTCTGCAAAAACTGCAAGAGATCCAGATTCAAGAATTAACAAAGCTCTTCGTCGCTGGAATTGTAACTAAAAAAATTACTTTACATTATGAACTCAAAAAGGGAGTATGAATATGTCTAATGATGTTTATTTGGGCAATCCTTTGCTCAAAAAAGCAAATACTCCAATAGAATTTACGGAAGATCAAATTATTGAGTTTTTAAAGTGTAAGGAAGACCCTGTATATTTTTCTAGAAATTATATCAAAATTGTTTCTCTGGATCATGGTTTAGTTCCATTTGAATTATATCCATTTCAAGAAAAACTGATTGATAATTTTCATAAAAATAGATTTAATATTTGTAAGATGCCGCGTCAAACCGGTAAATCTACAACTGTTGTATCATATTTGTTACATTATGCAGTTTTTAACGATAATGTTAATATAGCTATTCTAGCAAACAAAGCATCCACAGCAAGAGATCTTCTTGGAAGATTGCAACTTGCATATGAAAATTTACCTAAATGGATGCAACAAGGTATTATATCTTGGAACAAAGGATCTTTAGAATTAGAAAATGGCTCCAAAATTTCATCTAACTCTACTTCGTCATCTGCTGTCCGAGGCGGATCCTATAATGTCATCTTTCTCGACGAGTTCGCTTTCATCCCAAATCACATTGCTGATGACTTCTTTGCCTCTGTTTATCCTACTATTTCTTCTGGACAAAGCACGAAGGTAATTATTGTATCTACACCACGCGGTATGAATCATTTCTACCGTATGTGGCATGACTCTGAACGGGGTAAGAATGAATATGTGCCCACAGATGTTCATTGGTCTGAGGTGCCTGGTAGAGACGCTGTTTGGAAGGAGCAGACGATCTCTAATACGTCCGAACAACAATTCAAAGTTGAATTTGAATGTGAATTTTTAGGGTCTGTTAACACTCTTATCAATCCATCTAAACTTAGAAATTTAGTTTATGAGGATCCAATCAAAAGGAATGCAGGTTTAGATATCTATGATCATCCGAGAGAGGAACATAATTATCTTATGACCGTTGACGTTGCTCGTGGACTTGGTAACGACTATTCGGCATTTATTGTTTTTGATATTACTAACTTTCCATATAAAGTTGTAGCAAAGTATAGAAATAATGAAATAAAACCAATGTTATTTCCAAATATTATTCATGAAGTTGCGAAGGGATATAATGATGCATGGTTATTAGTCGAAGTTAATGATATTGGTGATCAGGTTGCAAATATTCTTCATTTTGATCTTGAATATGATAATGTTTTAATGTGCTCGATGCGTGGTAGAGCTGGACAAATTGTTGGATCTGGATTTAGTGGTAAGAAATCTCAACTTGGTGTTCGTATGACGGCATCTGTTAAAAAATTAGGATGTTCAAATCTTAAAACTCTTTTGGAAGACGATAAATTACTCACTGTTGATTATGATATTATTTCAGAGTTAACAACTTTTGCCCAAAGACACAATTCTTTTGAAGCAGAGGAAGGTTGTAATGATGATCTTGCAATGTGTCTGGTAATTTTTTCATGGTTAATTGCACAACCATATTTTAAAGAAATGACGGATAATGATGTTCGAAAAAGAATATATGAAGAACAAAAAAATCAAATTGAACAGGATATGTCCCCATTTGGTTTTATTTCTGATGGATTAGAAAATATGGAGTCTTTTGTTGATAATACAGGAGATAGATGGTATACCGATGAATATGGAGATCGTTCCTATATGTGGGATTATATGTAAATGGATTTAGATAGTCAATTAAATTTAGAACATCTTTTATTCTTTGATAGGAAGTGTCGCTCTTGTGGAAAAATTAAAAATTTAATGAACGATTTTTACTTGACTCGTAAAGACAGGGGTTCATTTGCATCAGCATATTCCTATGAGTGTAAGGAATGCACAATAAAAAGAATTAAAGATAGAAAAAATAAAAATAAAACACTGAAATGGGAGTACCCTGACTGGTAAATGTTCACGCATAGTTTCCCCAATCAAAATACTATTTTTAATAAATATTTCTAGAATAATTCTGGATATCACGGAGAATTAAGATGCCACTAAATTTAGCATCTCCTGGAATTGTAGTAAGAGAAGTTGATTTAACATCAGGTAGAGTAGATCCAACCTCAGACAAAATTGGAGTGATTGTATCTCCTTTTGCTCAAGGACCTGTAGATGAACCAATCTTGATTGGTAATGAGCAAGAACTTTTAGCAAACTTTGGTAACCCATACGCTATTGATAAGCATTATGAAAACTGGATGACTGCATCTTCGTATCTAGCATATGGTGGAACTCTAAGAGTAGTTAGAAGTGACAGCGATTTATTAAAAAATGCTTTTGTAGGATCTGCAACAAGTATTAAAATTAAAAGTTATGAAGATTATGTAAATCTTGGATATGATGAAAATACTATTTCTGGCGTAACTTTTGCTGCAAGAAATCCAGGATCTTGGGCAAATGGAATTAAAGTTGCTATTATCGATGGTAAAGCCGATCAAATTTTAAGCGGTATTGCTACTGCATCTATTTCTGTTGGAATGGGTGTTACTCAAGCAATTTCTTCAACGCTTCCTGGAGCAGGAACAACTAGTGTTCTTAATGGTTATTTAAAAGGAGTAGTTACTGAAAAAGGAACTAATTATATTGCAGTAAAAGTAGTAAGTCATGTTTCCGATACAGGAACTGAAACTGCAGTTGATTATCAACAACTTGGCGTTTATGCATTCTCTTCTGCAGGAAATGTTGCGATACATACGGCAGGGGTATCTGCATCGTTCGCAACGACTTCATACACTGCTAGACAAGATTGGTTTGATCAACAAACAATTTCACTCACAAACTCAACAGTATCTTGGAATAGTCTATCAAATC